TAGAGTTTATAAAAAAGAGGGACCACTTAGTGCGGTCCCTCCTTAGAGTTTAATCTTACTTAAATAAGAAGAAGTTATTTGCACCTAAAGTACAAAGAGCTCTCTCAGATAAGAAGTGTACTTCCATAGCATCTTTATCGCTATTTGATGCACCACCAGCTGAACCAACAACCCATGATTTCATCTTGCGATCTTCAGCTTCAGAAGCTCGGTAACGTACGTGTAAGAATGGTCTCTTAGCGTTTTTACCAAGTACTTGGTCATAAACTGTAGTAGAACCTGCAGGAACTAATATTCCATTTACAGAACCACCTACAATATCACCACGCATAGTTGGGTCGTTTAAGTACTTCCAATCAGACTTGTAAAAGTCATAACCTCTACGGAATCCTGTGAACCCTAAATTAAGAGCCATCTCCTCATCATTGTCAAAAAGACCATAAGAAGTTCCACCTGCACCGTAAGAGTTTTGAGTAGCTAACATATCGTCAATGTCAAAACCAAAGTTTCTGTTTAAGAAAATAACATTTTCCTCAATAGAACCTTGCTTATCTAATCTAGATACAATAGCATCAAAATCTGATAATGTATCAGGGGTTGCACCTGCCCAAACATTTCCTCTTTGCTCTACAACATAGAAAAGACCTTCTGAACCCTTGTTACCTACACCACTTGCTACACCTTCAACAATTGCTGCTGCTCCAGATGCTGCTTCTGCAGGTACTGCTTCAACCATTGCTGTTTCTAAATAGTCTTCAAAACGAAGTCTAGTTTCATGCTCTGATTTCATATACCATAAGAAACCTGTTGCACCATTTTCTGTAGTTACTTCAATCCATCCAATCTGAGCCATATCAGAACCTGATACTGCGTAACGGTCTTTAATAATAATTGGAGAGTTTTCAAAAATAGAATCATCAGCTTCTAACTGCCCTTGCATTCCTTTAGATCCTTTTTGAAATTCAGAACCATAAATAAACAAAGAACATACAACTGCTGCCGCCATTGTTTGTCCTCCTGCTTCGTAATAAGCAACATCAATTGTACCTGCTCCAGTATCTACTGCTGTTACAATAGCTTTGTTACTATTTGTAGTACCTACTGTGCTATCAGATAACATAATTGTTTGACCTACACGAATAGCTATAGTACCTGTTCCAGGTGCTAAAGTATCTCCAATAGTCAATGTAGCAGTATCTGCTGCTGCTGCTGCTGCTGAAGTAACATTTGTATACTTAGTGTGTAATCTTCCTTGCTCTGCCCATTTGATAAGGTCTGAGTTAGAAGGCATTTCAGCACCCACCATTCTTAAAAATGATGCTACTGATCTATTTCCATAACGCTCAAATTCTTTCTCATATGTATCTGGTAGATACTGATTTAAGAAATCAAAGTTAGTTATATAATTTGTTTGTAATAATACCTGCTCCGAACTTGGTTGCAAGTCAAAACCTGGTGTCGTTTGTACTGACATTTTTTACTTTTTTTTTAATTATTATTTATTTTTACTTTTTATTCTTAAACCTTTTCCTTTGTTTTCACCAACAGCCCTAGCTTTAAATCCTGTTTCGCCAATTACTTGTGGTGTATTTCTAACATTCATATTAATGTTTTTACTTTTTTTAGAAATATTACCCACACCATCTGACTTTCCTTGCTCATAAAAATATTGAGCAAAACGTTCAGGATCCATTGCCGCACTTAGTGCTTTATGCCAACCATTAGCATCAGAAATTAATCCGTCATCACCTACATATTTGCCTATGAAGCTTTCTAGATTCATTTGTTTTGCTTTCATTTCCTGTGCATCTCCATAAGAATAACCAATTTTTTTGTCTCCAACTTTAAACTCAAAACCTTTGAATTCTGAATTAAAAACCTCATTAGTTTTCTTTGAAAAATACTCATTCTTTTTTTGATTAGCTTCTTCAACAGTCTTAGATTCTTGAATAAACTTTTTATACGCATTAAGTTCTTCTTGGATTTCATTTGAAACAGCTTTCCCACTTGACTCAAGAGGAACGCTATATTTTTCTTTAAAATCATTAAGATACTTTTTTGCCTTAGAAAGTTCTCTTTTTTTAGCTATACTTTTCTTTTTAATTTCAGAGTCATCATCTGTATCTTCATCATATGAAAATTTTGATTCAACTAAATAATGAATATCTTCATTATCTAAATCCTCTTCTGTTAAAGAATAATATTCTGCTAACACTTGGTCGTCATTTAAATCATCGTAACTTTTATTTGCTTTTACGAAATCATTAAAACCACGGCCAGTTTCTTTTTTAAAATTTAAATATTTAGAAACATCTTCTGGTAAATCATTATTTATTTCTCTTTGAGAAAATAACTCATCAATAGATGATATTTCTTTATTATATCTGTTTTTAATATATGAAAGAACGTCTTCATCTTTTATTTCTGCAGGTTCATTAGATTTTGGTTTATCATCAGCTTTTGGTTGCTCATCATTTAATTTTTCCTCATGCTTATCTAAAAGATTTTTTTCTACCTCTTGAACTGATTTTTCTTCTAAAGGACTTACTTCTTTTACTTTAAATTCCATTTGATTTTATTTTTACAAATTTATATAATTAATTTCTACTAAATTTTAATGCATTACCTAGGCTCAAACTCAGCAAGATCAAATCCATCTAAGCTATCTTCATTAGATTCAAAAGTAACTGGAGGTAGATTATTTTTTCTTTGCTCTATTAATTTTGATTGTTCGGTGTTAGCCTGAGATATTCTTTGAGATTTAGCATCTTCTCTTTGAAGCTCTCTAGATTTTAATCCTTCAACCTCAACTCCTTTTAATTTCATTTGAAGTTGAAATTCTAAATTCATTAACTCGGCTTTTATTGCTGCTTCACCTTGCATCTTTTTAACAGAGAATTGAGCTTTCGCTTCTTCTATTTGCATAGCAGATTGAGTCTCCATCTGTAACTTTTGCATTGCATTTTGTGCAGCCATCTGTTGAGACTGCATATTTATTTGCCCTTGTTGTTGAGCTGCAGCAGCTTTGTTTTGACGATCTAAATCTTCTTTAGCTTTTCTTTTAAGTTTTAAAACTTGATTAGCTAATTTAATGTTTCGTATTTCTCTAATATCAATCGCATCTTCTAAGTTTATTGAGTCACGCTGAAGTGCCATTTGAATGTTTTGCTCTAACATTTTCTTTTCTTCTTCATCAGGCTGTATTTCGATAAATATACCAAAATCACTTAAATACAATTTGCTTATTTCATCTAGTATACCAACGTTAAACTTACCAATTTGATTTACAAATTCTTCTCTAAAATCAGAATATTCTAACATATCTGCAATCCTACTAGATAAAGACGTACATAGCCTTTGACTAACATTTAATCCTGCATCTAATATATGTCTAGTTGCAGTATTGCTACTTAATGCAGCTAGTTTCTGTAAACCAACTAACGAATATGAATCTGGTGTTGAACCATCTCTTGCTTCATTTAAACCAGTCACATCTCTAATCATCGATAAATAATGATTATAAGCTCCTATTAAACTTTGCATTTTACCTTGACCAGAATTACTGTTTAATTGCTGAATAGGCACTTTTGCTTGATTATAATCTCCATCTTGAGTATAACTCCTACCGATAACAGAACCTGTCTGAAAAAACATCCTAAGAGCATCCTCAGGGTTGTAAGCTTGTCCTGTTCCAAGGTCTACTTCATTTATTCCATCAGCATCAATAAACACACCATCTGGTACTACTCTGGAAATAACTTGTTGCAGTTTTAAGTGAGTCATTTGAATTAAATCAGCAAACGTAATCATACGTCTTACTAATGATTCTAAAACTCCTTTATACATTCTAGGAGCGCAAGCTACATATTCCGGATATACTTCCTGAGACGCTGACTGTGGTCTAGCCATGTTTTCAGACATCTCCCATTTAAGAAGTATATTAGTACCCATAACCATAACACCTTCATACCATATGTCAATGGTTTTTGAAACTTTTTCAAAACCACCTTCTTCCATCATTTCTTGAGTAGGGTCAAATGTGTCATCTTTTTCAATTAACCTTTCAGCCCCTGATGCGTTTTTTTTCTTCTTGTAAGTAAATGTTTGTGTTGTTTTATAATTAAAAAACAAAACAGTAGCACTGTCTCTACTAAATAAACTATTGTTGTAATATTGAGCAGTATTATTATAATCATACCAACTTTGGCTATATTTGGAAATTTCATCCATATCAGCTCTAGTTAAACTTGTGTCTATTTTTTTTAATTCAGTTATAGGAAGAGTTTTAATTTCTCCCCAATAAAAACAATCATCAAAATGAGGATTTTCAGTATAACTGTATACAACATTTGCAGGATCTACATATTCAATTTTTATACCTGCACCTGGTTGAAAAGTATTTTTACAAATTGAAACACCCAATACAGTTTGGTCATAATAAATTTGCTTTTGTATTTCGTGATATCTGTTTTCAGCTAATACAGTATTTATTGCTTCCTCTTCTGCTATTTCAATTGAAGGCTTATATTTTAATTGCATATGAAGAGCTAACTCTTCCGATGTGTTTGGAACTTCTTCTTCAGATGTTGCAAAAGTATTTATACCAAAATCATTTTGAACTTGTTTCATTATATCTTTAGAAAGCATATCTTTTTCAAGCTGAACTTGATATTCACTTCTTTTATCTAAAGACATCCCATCTTGAGCGTAAGCATTTACTTTAAATATACGATCAGCCATTCCATTAACAACAATGTCAACAAACTTTGGAATAATAGGAACAGGAGTCCAATCTAAATTTAAATAACTTAAATCACCATCTATCGCTAATTCATTTTTGTATTTTTGAACTGACTGCTCTCCTCTTGCATAAAGTCTTAGCCTATGAAAATCAGCCCATTGATTATAGAACCTACTCTGGCCTCCATCTTTTCTAAACCATTCGTATTGAATAGCCTGTCCTATTTGTAATCCAAATTCAAAAGATTTTTTTTCTGAATCAGAAACAAATTGATTTGGAAAACCTGTTGGGTTGATATTAACTTCTACTTCTTTCATTTACTTTATGATTTGACTATAACTGCCTTTATTGTCGTATTTAGCAAAGTTAAGTTTTATTTTTGAATTTTTTTTAACAGGTTGATATAGGCTTTTTTGATTGGCCATAATTGCTAAACCAGAACTAATTGAAGCATCAAATTTTGTTCTATTGTTTATATTAAATCTTGCCCAGTCTTCAAGAGTTCTTGTAAAGTACATTGAACCCATAATATCATTATCTCTAAATGTCTCTAATAAATCTAATCCAACATATTTTTCAATGTAAGATTCTATTGCAGCAGCATGAGCTTGCTTTATATCTTCTGAACTATTTGGTATTCCACCAAGTTCTTTTTCTGTTTTTGAAAGTTTATTATAACCTTTATCAGGTCTATTAATACTATAACCCCTATACCCTCTATTTTTAAAATGATATAATAACCTTGGCTTATTATTCTCTATAAGTATTGGCATACCGTAAAAGACGCAAGCCATAAGAACCTCCTCAAAAAATATCTCTGCTGTCTGTGGTCTAGCAACATATTCCAAGAAAAACTCATTAGTAGGGCCTTCATCCATATGAAATTTAGTCATTCCATGCAAAGC